GAGGAGTTCAAGTTCATGGTGTAGGGAAACGCCGTAAGGCGAAACGAAAATCGAATAAATTATTGAAGGCGGAAGCCGAACATCAAAAGTTTTTAGATAAACTTGTTTCAGGTAAGTCAAATTATAGACCTGACTTACCTGACTTAAAATGTGGTCCTCGTATGACGAGTGATCGTATAGCAGGTAATGGTCTTGCAAAAGAACGTAGTCGCTATACAGGTAATGAGATTGCTGGTATTGTAGTCACACATAAATCAAATCTAATGCCAGTTCGTAAAGATAACAAACAAGCAGCTATTGATGCAGCATCAATGAGGAGATAATAATGATATTGAATGAAAATGATGATGGCACTATAACTTATGATCGTATGTGGATGATCGGTGAATTGCGCCAGCGTGAATGCCAAGTACTTTTTAAAAAGGCCAACGGAGAAACGCGTGATATGCTTTGCACATTACAAGAAGATGCAATTCCTGATTGGTCAATAGATACAAATACTAAACCTTCAACCAAAGGTTTTTCAGATGAAGCTATTCGTGTAATTGATGTAAAACAAGGCGAATGGCGATCATTTCGTGTAGATAATGTTATATCGTTTACTTAATATAAATAGTTAGTCAGAAACGGAGAATTGTATGTTTATAGATGTTGATCCTATTACTATGCAATGGCTAATTTTTATAGGAGCCAGTGTTTGCGCTTTTATGATTGGCTACTTAATAAATAACGCATCACAAGATAAAGTTATTGAAACTACAATTCTTTATTTAGTTGATAAAAAAATGGTCAAGTATAAAAAAGACGAAAACGGCGAAATTGAACTTATGCCAATTGATGATTAACTAATTGATTCCATTGAAAACTTTTTTGTTTACATTACTGCAAAAATGTGGTAGAATATATTATAATTTGGTGATGGAGGAATCATGGCTACAAAACGTCAAAAAATTAGAGAACAATTAGCTGAAGTATCAAAACTAAAGCCAATTAAAAAACCGCGTAAGAAACGTCAAATGACAGACGAACAAAAAGCAGCAATGGTAGATCGCCTCGCAAAAGCTCGTGCTGCACGCGGACCAGCCAAAAATCTTTCTATTGCAGAGCCTATTCGTGATTTGCCTTTGGAGCATCCATTGTCTCCAGATAAAGTTAAAGACTGGATTAAAGAGCAAAAAGATTTAATTAAAGGATTAGGTAAAGAAGCAAAAGAAAGTAAGGATAAAAATCTCCGTCAATTATATTGGGAAACTGAAACTTACATCTTTAATTTGCAACGTTACCTTGGAGACGGCATCTATCGTGATAACCGATATGGTGCTCAAAAACAAAATACTATACAACATAGATGTGTAGCAATGGCATACTATACTGATGGTACGCCAAAGCGAACACCTGGCGTGTATTATCCAGACATTGGAGATGTATATACTAATGAAATGGCCATTGATGATAAAATCAACAGCAGAAAAAATGTTTCTAACAAAAAGTGAATTCACTAAGTTAGTAGTAGATACCGTAAAATCGCATAAGTCTTCTCATATGGATGCTATCATTCATTTATGCGAAGTTTACGATATAGAGCTGGAGGATGTGCGTAAGTATATTTCTCCAGTTATTAAAAATAAGATTGAGGCAGAAGCAATGAATTTAAATTTTTTGCCTCAAGAAAACAGTTTACCTATCTAAAAAAATATGATAGAATACTACAGTAATATTTCAGCAAATAAGGAAAAACATATATGTCTTTTGCAAATCTAAAACGTAACCGTACAGACTTCTCCACTCTTATCAACGCAGCACAAGCGTCCGGTGGTGGCGAAAAAAAATCATATGGTGATGACCGTATGTGGAAACCCACGGTTGATAAAGCTGGCAATGGTTATGCCGTGCTTCGATTCCTCCCAGCTAAAGAAGGCCAAGATATTCCTTGGGTTCGCTATTGGGACCACGGGTTTAAAGGCCCAACAGGTCAATGGTACATTGAAAAATCTCTAACCTCTATCGGTCAACAGGATCCTGTATCCGAATTAAATACTCGTCTATGGAATTCAGGTATTGAAGACGATAAAGAAACTGTACGTAAGCAAAAGCGTAGACTACATTATGTTATAAATGCATTAGTAGTCTCGGATCCAAGTAATCCTGCCAATGAAGGCAAGGTCTTTATGTACCAATTTGGCAAAAAGATTTTTGATAAGATTATGGATCTAATGCAACCTCAATTTCCAGATGAAAAGCCAGTCAATCCATTTGACTTTTGGGATGGTGCGGATTTTGTATTAAAAATTCGTAACGTTGAAGGTTACCGTAACTATGACAAGTCAGAATTTCGTTCACCAGCGCCTCTCTACGATGGCGAAGAATCTCGTCTTGAACCAATATATGATAACTTATATGATATTTCGGAGTTTACTGATCCTACGAACTATAAAACGTATGATGAGCTAAAAACTAAGATGTATCAAATACTAGGTGAACAAGCTCCACGTACTGTAAAGCAAGAAGTAGCAATGGATTTGGACGATGAGATTCCAAACTTTGATGCTCCTAAGCCTCAACCCGCAGCTCCTATTCAAACTGCGGAATCATCAATGGATGGTGAGGACGATACAATGAGCTACTTTGCTAAATTAGCTGCTGAAGATTAATTATTCAGTTTTACCTAAGAATTTCTCAATCTCATCGGTTGATACCGGTGAGTGTTGAGACATAAAAGTATTTTTAGAAGCAAAGTTTGATATTTTGGTAGAGTAATCACCAATATTAACAGCTGGGGATGATGACTGTTGTTGTGGCCCATTGTTAAAACTATTACCAGATCCAAACATATCAGCTACAGAAAACCCGGGAACACTTTTTATTTTTTCCCATTGAATACCCGGCGTATATGTACCGCCGGGTACTTTTATTTTCTCTACATTTCCACCTCTTTGAACTGGAACAGTTGGCGCTGCCAATCTCGACTCCGCATACTGTTGCATCGCCCGCAGTTCATTAAATATCTCCACTGCCATGTTGGTGGTATCATTAGATACAAAACCACTAGATGCCTTGCCACCAACAAAGCTTTGCGCTGCATCTATTAAAGGAATATTCCTTAATGCGGCCTCTTGTTCTATTAATTTCATTACAGCTTCTTTATCACTTACTCCAGTATCTCCGGCTATGTCTGCCGCTAAACGCGCAGCAGCACCGCCTAAACTAATATCGCCAGCTGCAAGCGCTGCTTCGGCAGCATTGGCGGCGGTGCTCTGACGCTCGAGCAGATACTTCTGCATAGCCGCATCATCTTCAGCGACAAGGCGACCAGAGTTTTTTAATGTATCAAGATTGCGCTGTTGCGTCAATGCTTTCTTAGCTTCTGCTGCTGCAAGTGCTATATCACCTGCTTCGAGAGCCGCATTCACTGCTGCATTATTTTTTTCCAATTCTGCAACCATTGCACCCTGGAATTTATCACCTTTAGTTTTTAACCAATCCGCTAGTCCTCCAACTGCACTAACAGCTAAATATCCTAGCGCTAAAGTAATGGCACCGGCAGGACCAAAGAACATAGCGCCCATAGCAGCCCATTCAGCTGAAGTGGCAAGTGTATTCCCTAAAGTTTCACTCCCTGTTAAACCAGTAATAGCGGTTCCCATTTCTGCGCCAACAAAACCAATTATTCCAGCTATTCCTAAATTTCTTATAAGACCGCGTCCAAGAAATCTAGAGCGCCCTTTTACTTTTTTCTTAATATTTTCTTTTTCATCTTTTCCATAAAAGTCAGCGTCTTTTGCAGTTAATAATGTAGGAAATATTAATCTACCTAAGCTACCAAACCCTTTAGATATAAGCCTACCAATAAGTTTAGGTCCAAAAATTAAAGCTGCAGCACCGGCTACCATTGAAGATAATTCAGATACAGTCATTGCATCTTCACCGTCGCCAAATAATTTAAAATCTTGAATAAAGTCTGGAAGCATTTTATCAATTAGAGGCTGTAAATATTCTTTGCCAAGAAGAGCACCAACCCCAACTCGAAACAAATAACCAATTCCGGCACCTAGCAATGCGCCTATAGACATTGCACTAAGAGCACCAGTGAATGCTCCCATCATTGGACCAAGCATTCCTTTTATTCCGCTTAGTAGTCCATCTACACCAGCGCCCTTTGCCAAACCACCAGCAAAAGTTTTAGGTTTAGATCTTTCTGAAAGTCTTTGTTGTTTTTTACTTTCCCGGCGTTCTTCTTCATCGTCACCAGCTGATCTTCTTGCTTCTTTGTCCGCGTCAATTTGAGCCTGCAAAAGGCCTTTGATGTCTTCTCTAACATCGCTTAAAGATCTATTTTGTTCCTGTAGTTCTGAAACTACCATCTTTAGGTTGGACATGATTTATCCTTACATCATTTGTCTTTGACGTTCTTCTTTTTCTTGTTTTACTTGGTCAATTAACATACTAAGGTAAATTTCCCTCTCCCAAGGCATCATCATTTCAATATCTATTAAAGAGTATTTATAGTTTTGAATCAGCTGATAGTTCACTTGATAGAAATTTACAAGTGTATCGTGAGAGAGGTTAATTAAAAAAAATCTTGTAATCCTTGCAATAAAACTTTATTGTCTTTATCACAGTGATCGCACTTAAATAATACATCATGGCTAAGCTTTGGCAACCCTTGCACAAAATTTATTAAATTCTCAAATTGTTGTGTGTTTAAGCTTTCAATAAATGTTATAATATTTTCTTTAGTTTCATTTGCAAAATTAATAAGCTCATCTTCTGTCCTGAGTTTGTCTAGACATAAAATAATCATATCAATCATCGCGTCTGCCATTGTATCTGGATTGCTTGAATTTAATTCTTTTTGCAAACCTTTGTATTGTGGATATTTCAATTGAATTGTATAGTTATCATTCAATTTAACTGTAGGAGTTTCTTCTGGAATTTTTACTTGAATATCTTCTAAAGGAATTACAACTTCAGTAAACTCTTCACATTGTGTGCACTTCAAATTTACATTAGCATTTTCACCAACTGATTTTGACCTAATCATTGTAAACATGTATTCAACATCAAATGTTGCTAATGTTTCTAATTTAATTGGCTCATAAACACACGTCCCAATTGTATCCACCACAGCTCTTAAGATTTGTGATTCGTCTTGAGATTCTAATGCAATGAGTAAAGTTTTTTGTTCTTTTACTAAAAATGGTCTAAAAGAAACTTGCTGCTTTGACGAAGGGATTGTTAGTTCATATCGAGGTAATTCATTAATCTGAGGTAAGGCCATTCATTTTCATCCTATTGGTTTCCAATTTCTATACGAAAATTGCACGTTAAGCTCTACTATGCCGTCTAGTTCATTATTAAATTGTACGTCGGTCATAGTAGTGGGGTATGCTTTTTGTAATTTTACTCCATAGACTTGAGCGCTTTTTGGAGCATTTAAAAAGCTGGTACCAGATATTTCATATTCTGGTTTTTGTAATTGATGGATAGTAATATCTTTAGAATATTCGTTTTTATATCCAAGTTCAAATGTATCAGGGTTAACAACTAACCCTTGCCATGTTTCAAAATATTTTCTAACATAGTAATCATTTAAACAAAGAAAAGTTGCTGATACATCCTGCACAGCATAGCCATAAGCTACCTTTTCTAAAGTAGCACCAATTTGTCTTTCGTTTGATAATAGTTGACGCCCTGGGAGCGTTACATCTCGGCATAATACATTTAACTCTTCTACGCCTGACAATCCATCGATTGACGGTAATGTAATTGCAAACAAATTTGATCTTGCCAAACCTTGCTTTGCAGATACCTTTGATTTAATAAGTTCAATTGACATTAGATTGCCCTTCTAGAGTCTGAATAAACACTTGCCCTGCCGCTCTTTGCAAAGTCTGCTGTTGGTAAGAATGTTGCAATCTCCCATTCCGGAGCTGGAACTCTAGCAAATCTACTTCTAACCTGACTAGTCAAATAATGTTTTACGCATGGCTTAAAATATTTAAGTCTAGCAGATGATTTAAGCATTTTATATGTTACCAAAAATCTAGAGTCATCAGTATATAATTTATTGTTTGTTGTACTAATTAATCCATCTAAAAACTTAGCTCTAAGTACTGGCGGAAGATAGTGTAGGTTTAGTCCGAGAAATCCACCCTCAGCTTTATCAAGAACAATTACTAATGGAAATCTATCGTAATATGGTAATGTGTCTTTATGTTTTGGATCATAGAAAAACATATACATAGATCCAATTATTTGTTTATTTGCGAGGTCAACAGGTTCTTCTCGCATCAATGAATTTCTATTGACACGACCCAATGATTGAGCTTTGCGACGAAACCAATCTCTGGACTCTTTTGTCCTTGGTGTAATACCGGCACGAAAGGCTTCTAATTCTAGTTTTTGAAATAAATTTGACATACAACTATTTATTCTTTTTTCTCAAAGGTTTTAATGGCTTAATTGTTTTCTTCGGGTTTGGTAATATACCCATAGACTTTAAGGTGTTCTCGGTCCATATCTGGAACTCATAACCATTGTCTAGAGCGTATTTTTGAGCAGCAGACCATTTATTCATATTTTTTACGTATGTCAATCCTTCGTTAATATATCGTTTTGTTTTACGACCATTGAATGATGGCGGCTTTGTTTCTTTATCTGGTTTGATTTCGACCAAAATAGTTTTGCCATCTTTAAAATTAATTTTAAGATCCATAAAATATCTATGGTAGCGTTTATCTACTTCGTAAAAATATGGAATAATAGTTTCTTCACTTGACCAATTTTTAATTTTTGGATTATCATCACACCATTTAAAACAGTGGCGCTCCCACAAGGATCTAAAAATTACCTTATCAGGATCGCCTTTATATTTTGAACGATGCTTAACTTTATAACGACCAGAATACGCCATGAATTTCCATATAAATAATTACAAATTTTATATATTTATAGAAATGGAATGACATGGCGGATTTCAAATTTCCATTAGAAAATCAAGACGATTACAAAGGGCGAGTTATTTTCACAGCCTACAAAGAGGACTACAAAACTGTAGCATCCACTGGTTTTGACTTGCTTTCTAGTAATGCTAGACAATCTAGAGTAGATCAATTAGTGGAACAAGGTTTGGATGTTGTGCAAGCTATAAATCAATTCCAACAGGAAAAAGATCTATTAAAAAAATTATATAATTCAGAAGCAAGTCAAGATACTCGAACGCCAATACCAAGGCGCATTGGTAATAAAAGAAAATGTCAACTATATTTGCCATCAACATTACAATTTCAAGATAGAGTCGAATACACAAACGTAGATTTAAATGTTATTGGATCCGCAGCTGCAAATGCCTTACAGCAGGGTGGTTCAGGCGCAGATCTTATTCGTTCAGCGTTTGGGAGTGTATTACCTAGTTTTGAGTCTTTATCTGAAGCAGTAAGAACTGGATTAAAATCCGAAGCAGCACAGGTCGCTGCGCTCAGAGTTGCAAGAGGATTAAGTTCTGATGTTACTGGCGCAATTGAAACAACAAGTGGTGTAACTCTTAATCCAAATAGAAGACAAACATTAAAAGGCGTAGGCATTAGACAATTTAGATTTGCATTTAAATTAATTCCAACAAGTAAAAAAGAAGCAGACGAAATTACAAAAATCATTCAATTCTTTAGAGAAGAAATGTATCCCGAAACTTCAGCCGAAGGCTTACAGGCTGCTCTTAAATTTCCAAGTAAATTTAGTATTCAATTGAGATATGGAAATAAAAAAGTTGCAACTGGAATTTTACCGTGTTTTCTTGAAACAGTTGATGTTGCCTATAATCCAACGAATATGGGTTTTCACGAGGACGGCAATTTTCAAGAAACAGATATATCGCTTTCATTTGTAGAAGAAAGAGCATTAACTAAACGAGATATTATTGCGGAAGCTGATCCGAATATATCGGTTGCTTAGAGGATAAAGCATGTCATACTTTAGAAATTTTCCAGTTGTTGGATATAATTTTGGCAATGAAATTGATACAGCATTGTTTCAAAATATTACAACATATATTGACTTAATTGATCAAGTAGCTGATGACACTACTCAATACGAGTATATTAATATTATGGATAATGAAAGACCAGATGCTTTGTCATACAAACTATATGGAACATCTGATTATTATTGGACTTTTTATCTTTTAAATACAAAGCTAAGAAAACAAGGCTGGCCAATTTCTGAGCAAGATTTACATCTAAAGGGAAAAGAATATTATCCAAACACTGTAATTTCAACGTTTGAAGCTTTATCGGAAGTTGATAATGATACTTTAAATAAATTTTATGTTGGCGACCTTATTGCAACAAGAAATGAATATGACGGTCCAGGCCTGGATGCAGCACCATCAAATAATCCATCATTTGATAGAGCTAGATTTAAAGGAACACTAGTTGAAAAAAATTTAGATCTTGGTCAATTGATTGTAAAACCAATTGTTGAAATTCGTAAAATTACAATTACTGATGGTGGATCTGGATATACTGCTACACCAACTGTTAAAATTTCAGGTGGTAGCGGAACCGGCGCTAAAGTTCAATCAGTCCAATTAACGAATGGGGTTGTTACGGCAATCACATTAAGCTCTAAAGGTGTAGGTTATACATCCACTCCAACTATTACAATTTCAGAACCAACTGTTGCAACAGCATCAAGTAAAAGAGCTACCGCTACAGCAGTTTTATCTACTAATGATTTGCCAAATGGTACAACCATATATAGTTTTATTGGAGTTTCAGATACTGATTTATGGGGTTCGTCTAATAAACTAAAATCTCTTACAGCTCAATCAGTTCAAAAGAATCAATTGGATGCAATACACCATTATGAAGATGCTAAAGGTAATTGGGTAGATTTACCTGTATATGGAGCAGGCTATGGTATTGATAATACTGGCACTGGATCGCACGGTAAGACGCCAATTACATATCTTGAACGTTTAAGAATTGAAAATAATGCTTTACGAGAAATTAAAATATTTAGATCAGAAGTAATCAATCCCATTATAACAGAATTTCAAAAGCTATTAAGACGATAAAATGACAGAACCAATTCTCTCTGCAGAATCCTTTAGAATTGTTCACATTGAACTTAATTCAGAAAGATTTAATAAACCACTATTTTTACTTGGCAATCGCCAAGCAGCTCCTATTGTTGCAGAAGTTAATATTTTTGAATCGATAAAAACACCATATCTTTCAGGTAATATTGTTTTAGTTGATGACCATGATTTATATCGTATCACTGATATTCAAGGTACAGAAAAACTAAAAATTGTTTTTGAAATGCCAAACTCAGAGGGCGAGCTTATTGAATGCGATTTTGTTATTGTAAACGTTGAAGCTTCAACCAAAATAAATGAAACAACCAGTACACTTAAATTAAATATGATTGAGGACATTGGATATTATAATGAACTGCAATCAATAAGCAAATCATATCAAGGTTTTGGCGAAGATATTGTTCGCAATATTGTAAAAGACAATTTAAATAGAACAGTTGAAGTATTATCAAAAAATCAATCATTTCAAAAGCCATTTAGATATTTAGTTCCATATACAACCCCATTGGAAGCAGTAAAAAAAGTTGTGAATAATATAACAACTACATTTGGTATGCCATTCTTCTTTTACTCCACGATATTTTCAAAAGACTTCTATTTAACAGATTTTGAAACTATTCTTGATCCATTAAAAGAACCATTCAATAGAGGTAAGCCATTTACCTATCACCATGATGTAAGTAAAACTTCTGACCTTCTAACTCAAATGACTTCTATCATCGAATTTTCTGGTACAAATTTAGAAAATACTTTAAAGCTTGCCAAGCGTGGAGCCATAGGTTCTGACTTTACAAATGTGAATGCATCTACTGGTCAAGTGTATGAAAACCATATTAATATGAAAGAAAGAATGGACACATTAGTATCTAACAAACTAATGGAAGATAATCATTCGCATGTGCTTATTGATGATATGTTTATTTCTGATCCTAAAGCCATTGATCAAAGATTTTTAGGTGACTTTAATACTATGAATAGTACTAACATTGGAGCAAATCCGTTTCCTAAGTCTGGAATCAACTCACTGGGCCAACAAGAATTTGATGAATTTAATGAGTTATTTCAAATTAGAAAAAATATATTAAACACGCTTGTTAAAAATGTTTATGAGATTTATGTTCCAGGATTACTTTTCCTCGGTAATCAAGATACTTCTGTGGGTAATAAGATTGAAATTAAAATATTGACTAATGATGATAGAGCTACTACAGATCAAAAAAGATCTGGAGATTTTTTAATTTTATCTAAGAGGCATATTTTTAATATTGTAGAAAAATTACATACGGTTTCTTTAGGCGTTTCTAGAATTACAAATCAAAGGAATGTGGGATGAGTTTTTACGGCGACGAAACTAGATGGTTCATTGGCACAGTAAAGAACTATGATCCAAGCCTACAAGGCGCTTTGCAAATAAGAATTTTTGGTATTCATGGGCCAGATATTCCTGATGAAGATTTACCGTATGCTGAAACTATGCTACCGTCTACCGAAGGTGGTGTTTCTGGTATTGGTAAAATTCCACAAATTTTAAAATCTGCTTTAGTGTTTGGAATATTTTTAGATGGTAAGGATTCCCAACAACCATTAATCCTTGGCAGCTTATCTAAAAAAGAGTTCCCTTCAATTGCACAA